CCAACAAGGAAAAACTGGAAACACAACACTAACACTAATCTACGTTAATTACCTGATACTTAATTTTCTCTGAATCATGAACATTTCGCCGGGCAAGATTATCCAACGTAGGAAAACCTTCCTCTAACTGCTCCTTCGTAACATTCATCTTTCTAACTACACTCGTTACATCAGACCTGTCTGCTGAGGCAATCATTTTAGTATAAACCTCACGAGCCGACATTCCCCTAACTTGGGGATTAGTCATGCAAAAAGCATGAATAAATGAGAGGAAATTAAACGCATGCACATTTGTACCAAAAGTATCATAAGCATTACCAATACACGACAAAATCGTGTCATATATGCTACGTTTAGCTCCACTCCCAAACGGAAGTTTGTAATAATAAGTCCAAGTCGGACGATACGCAACTATCGGTGCCGTGTTAGCATTAAAATGCGGTGGTCGCTCAATGAGATATCGCTTCAAAAAAACGACACCCTTAACCAACACTCCACCACAATTTCCTGCAACACTCAACACTGGAACTTTAACATTAATGTCGCGTACCTCCATGTCCAAAAATTTAAACAACCAACTTGCAAACTTCACCTCATTTATCCATTGCGCAACTTCCTTATGCGCACCAATTATGTGGTCATCCCCATACACTACAATGAAGATCTTACCCTTACCATACCACAAATCGATTTTTCGTCTCATATCAGGACTCTCATTTCTAAGATGCTCAATAAACCACCAAAACATCAATGCCAAAATCCATGAATCACCATGAGAGGTTGAGTAGGCACCAGATGGCATTCCTCCAAAAATTATTTTCCATATTCCACCATATGTGAGTAATTCGACGTGTCAAATATGTAAACAAACATTTTAACAAACGAGTATATGTGGGGTAATCATCATTCTTCTTAAAATAAACCCCTGCCGTAGAAACATAAAGCTCCATCATTACTCGTTTAACTGACATATCGAAATTTCGCACGTCTCCATCAGAAAATACCATATCAGGGTCATTGCCCTGTAAATCCCTAAAAAACTCATACGCACCACCGAACCACCATTTCATTCCAATTCGAATCATTCTACCTCGCTCTAACATTTGCCGAACACGCAACAGATGAACCTCCAACAAATAACCAGACTGAAATCCAATGTTATAATGTCGAAGTTTCTCCTTAGCGG